GTGGAGTGGTTTTGGGCATGCATTTAACGGTGACCAACACCATCCACGATGTTCTGAATTTAACAATGGAACGAATTCATGATCAACTTCTATTAAAAATGTATGATATTCAAACAAATTATTTTGTGATGTGTATGTCTCTATTGGAATCAACTTTGTCTCTGAAAAATCAATCCCTATCTCTTCGTTGAGTTCTCGTATCAATGCTTCTTTCACACTTTCAGATTTTTCTATTTTTCCACCCGGCATCGCCCAATAACCAGAAAATTTTGAGCCATTTCTTAGTAAGAACAAAAATCTATTTGTTTTTATACATCGGATTAATGCTCCACAATTTTTTAAAGTACGAGACTCCATTTTCCTGCCCTATAATGTCCATGATAACTTTTCACCCATTCTTTTCCAGACCACTTGTATTGGATTGAGGTGTTTAAGTTAGAGACATATTCTACATTGGTCACTGCATTGCTGTCAAATTTTGTTTCCCAGAATTGCCCATTGAATTCTATTATATCATTTGCATTTGCAATTAGATCTTCTCCACCAGAACCTTTCCATAGAATTGCGCCCTGCTGATTTTCGGCATATCCAACAGAATTTACAAGCAAATATCTTGTTCCAGTTTCTGGCAAAGTGAAAGATATATTCATAGATGAAGATATTGGATCTATTATTGCGTCAACTGGTTGGATTGTATTTCTTGGAAGTGTGTCTTCAAACGGATCAAATATTAAAATGCTTTTATCTTCTGGAACAAATCTGATTGTTCCTACTATTTCATTGCCCTCTTCGTCTATTTGTAACCTTATCTGACTTGAACCATCTTTCAGTTTTCCATATAAATCAATTAGTGCTGGCCAAGAATCTCTTTCTCCTATTTTTCCAGTGTCCGTTGCTATTTCATTTTCTTTAACCAATATCATTTCGTCTCCAATATATACTATACCATAATTCAACGGTGTTATATATTGTCTACTAACCAGATTGCTTTCAAGTATTGCATCCTCATCCAATTCTCCTTTCGGATCATATATACTTGCTATTATTTTTTGTATTACACCAAGTTTCTTAACTTTTGCTGGTGCACTCAACCAGATTGGCAATTCAAACGTGAGTGTGAAAATGTCTATAGAATCGTCTGTTCCTACTGGGACACTGCGGGATGACCAATTAACATCGGTTAGCGTGACAGCACTCAAACTTGTCCAATCGACATAATTGTCTGTATTTTGTATTTCAATTGATGGGTTGAATAAGCAACAAATTTGTTCTATTAGTTGCAATTTTTGCTGAGTGTTTGAAGTCCAAATATCACATTTCAACTGCAAATTGAATGGGACAGGCATTAATCGCTCAATTGTCATGGAGTCTTCTTGTCTTTGAGTCGGGATACATAACTCTTCATCATACCCACGTTTTCTAACATGTATTTTGCTAACGTGATATGGATCTTGGACTCTTTCCCTGTCATAAGTTAAACCACTTATATATACAGCGATTGCAGGAGCAGAACTTATAGTGTTTTCTGAGTTGTTTTTTATTATTTGTGCTGCTTGACGACTGCCATCCCCATAAAACACTGGAACTCGAAGAAGACTCACGGACCCATCTGTTTCTGTTCCATACTCTACTTGAAAATTACTCATCATTCTTATGAATTGAATGACGAATCTGCGAATTTGCCCTGAATAAAAAAATTGTTGCATTTACTTACCTATCTGGTTTTATTTTGAATATTTCGTCAAGAGTCTGCCTCTCACTAACTTCTTTTCCAGTGCTTGTCACGAATGTATTCTTGTTATTGATGAATGTTGATTTCAATGTTTTACTTGACTCGCCTGGAGTTAATGTCGTCCTCACAACGTCTTCCACTTTTGCCCATTTTGTTCCATTAAATCTGAACAGTCTTTGCGGCATAAAATCTGTTCTTAAAAAATAATCTCCGAACCTTGGTCTTGTTGGAAATGATACTCCAGATTTTACTTCATGCATATTTGGTGCAAGACCATCGCCAGTCAAGTATCCCGAAATCGATTTGTCTGGTGTTTGGACAAGTTGATCTGCAGTTAATGCAGATTGGTTTAGAGCAATCGATTGATCTGCAGTCCAATTGAACGGGTCTTCTGGCATCCCGTTGTCCTTGAGTCCCTTGATATATAACACAGAAGTATCGTAACCACTTAGGGGAACATCGTTTTCTGCCTGACGAATTATTGCATCGTTTATTTCTATATACTTTTTGTAGGTGCTCATTAAATCTTGTATATTCTGATCATTTTCTTCTGCTATTGTGTTCAATATATCTTTATACTCTTGTTTATCAACCAGCGGCTCAAGTTTCACGCGCCACAAATGCGACCACCAGGTTACACTAAATCCCTCGCTCGCTCTTGCAGCATCTGTTACTACATAATACCTTTTTAAAGCAGCAGGAAGATCTTCGTCTAACGAATGGAAATCTTTCAAATGTATAAGTTCAATCACATCACCATTCATTACTTTTCTTCCGATAGTTTCTACCATGTTATTCAAATGAAAGACCATAAACAGAGATCCTGCTGCTAAAAATATGCCGAATTGACTTAAATCAAAATCTTGGTCACTGACATTATAGATTGCACGCAATGTATATATGTCTTTGTCATATTTTCTGTCTCTGTTTTCTAAAAATAGTAAGTCTTGGATGTTTTTGTCAGTAATGTTCAAATATTCTGGCTGAGAAGCATCTGAATAAAAAACTATTTTTGCACCATCAATAGGCAAAGTCGAAGATTCAGTGTCTAACACTATGGTATTTTCGAACTTGCATAGGATTTTTGTGTTCTTTGGGAAAAACTCAGAGTCAATAAACATTCCCACTGCACATGCAGACGAGTCACTTATTTGTATAGTGTCAGTGTTCTCGGGGTATTCACCAACTATAGTTACCGCAATAGAACTTTGGTCCGTTCCAGAGCCAATGTATTTGTGTAAATTTACTCCTGTTCCACCAACAGTGAACATCTCCAAGATATGTCTATCAAAAAACTTGTAGTCATTACTGTGTTTTCCCTCTTTCCAAAATGATAATCTTGGCATGATCACTCCATTTTTTCTATTATTTTTTCTACTTGCGACTGAATAAAAAATTTGTCTTTTGTATTTGAAACAATCGCATCATAGTTAGAACCTATCCATTCGTATTCAGACGGACTTATATTTAATTGTGTTAGTTGTTTTTTTGCTTCTTCCGATGTCATAGTTTCGCATATATCAACGTTGTTTGCTATTAATGCAATCTTTGACCAAGATGGGGCACTACTGCGTTCTACATGAATCAATTTTCCACCAGTTTGTTTAAGCATTTGTATTTCATTTTGAAACCTACAGTCTGATATTATTAGATTTTCTGACGATTCTGATAGTCTTTTTTCAAGTGAATAAATCCATATGTTTTTGTCAAAATGATTTCTAAAAATGTCTGTTGCGATGTGAGTCATTGCAAATCTTGGGGTGAAATGCGGAATATTCAGTTTGTTTGACCACCATTTATCGACAGTTTCTCTCCACACACGCGACTCCTGCGTTATGCCTTCCAGTAAATTTCTATCCCATCCAAATATTACAGACAAACAATCTTTCACTGAATCTGCAAAAGATTCCTGTTTAAAACCATAATTTTCAACAAAAATACTTGAAACAGTGTTTTTTCCCGAACCGATAAATCCACATAATCCAATTATCATTAGCCTATTATCCAAGTTAGTGGCTGTGCACCATCTGCATAATTTTGAAGTTCAAGTTCCAATTTATCCATCAATGCTTGTGCCTCTGATTTTAGCGCCGACCCATTCAATGAAGTTCCACCCTGTGGTCCAGGTATAGAAACAAATTTTTCTCTTGATTCTCCAACTGTGTATTTTACTAATGCATACGCATATTCTTGTATCCAAGGAAAACTCATCACATCTGACAGTAGTATTTGGTCTGGTTTATAGTTATATAACCAAAGCAAAACGGTTTCCCCGTCCTCTGGTATTTTCCTATCAATTGTTAATTTTTTTGTTACTCGGTTGAAATTATGGTTCATATAACCACCGAACATTCTCATCGTTAGTTTTTGATACTGAGAGAACATTTCGTAGTTAGTCAATCCACCTACTCTTCCTGCAACTAACATGTATGTGTTCAAGTATCCGCTTGAAAACGGCTCAAATTGTGTTGCGGATATTCCTGATGTAGTTCCAACTCCACGACGGATCACTTGTCTTACTTCCATCACTTCTTTTGGTAGTATATAATCTTGTTGGTGTTTCATTAAATTCAGAAATGCGTAACTTTCTTCAACTGAATTTGAACTTTTTTGTCTATATTTTGTTATTGCATTTTGTATTGCCATATCAAAATGTTCTTTGTCTGGCTCAATATCAATTATTTGGTCACCAAGACGCAATCTGGTGTAGTTTTCTATTTTATTTTTTAAATCTTCAACTTCTTCAAGTTGCTCTTGAATTTCTGAGTTTTCCATTTTATCCCTCTAACCTATGCTTGTATTTATTCAATTTTTTGATGCAAATTATAGCATGATGCACGTCCAAAAACTACCGTTTTGAATATGTTTTGATAAATAATAGTAAATTGGATAAAAAGGAAAAAACATGGCACTAGTATCCCCAGGATTAGAAGTTCAGGTTATTGATGAAAGCACATACCTTGCTTCTGCTGTAGCAACAATTCCTCTTGTTGTTATTGCCACTGAAGAAAATAAGGTTATTAACGGACAAATTGCACAAGGAACAACAAAAGAAAACGCAGGGAAACTTGCTGTAATTACTTCACAGAGAGAACTCGTCAATCTGTATGGTTTCCCAGAGTTTAAGCGTAGTGCAATTGGAACTGCGTTGCATGGAGACGAACTCAATGAGTATGGTCTAATGGCAGCATATAGTGCACTTGGTGTTGGCAACAGAGCATACGTTATAAGAGCAGATGTTGATCTTGCAAAACTTGAAGGAACTCCAAATAGACCGGTTGGGCAACCATCCGATGGTGCAAATTGGCTTGACACAAGTGACTCTGAGTATGGAATATTCCAGTGGAACTCAGTTACGAAAAAATTTACAAAATTCGCACCAAGACTAGTCTCAGATCCTTTGCAACTTGTTGACGATGGTGGCATGGTCAAACCAAAGAGCAGTGTTGGTTCTATTGGTGAATATGCTGTTGTAATATCAGAAGAAGACAGCACAATACGTGGATTTTACAAAGGAACACAAAATGACTGGTCACTAATTGGAACGGATGAATGGAAACGTTCTATTCCTGCAGTGGTTGGGTCACAGGCATTACCAGAGTTGACCATTGGTTACAGCATTGTAATAAATGGTGTTACCATAACTGCAGATGCTACAGATTTACCGTCTTTTGTGCAGAGCATAAATTCAGCAACTATCTCTGGAGTTTCGGCTGGCGTTATAAATGGAAACATAGCAATATATGTAGACAGTAATGCAGCAAGCGATGGATATGTACTCGATGGAAAGTTGTCTTTGCAAAATGGTGTTGGCAATATTCTATTTGAACTTGGATTAGAAGTCACATCTATATATTATAGTCCACAAGTTCATGTAGATAGATATACAAACCTCCCTTCGTGGAACTTTATGAATGGAATTCCTTCTGGAAGCGTTTGGATTAAAACTTCTGCAGTGGGGGATGGTGTAGATGTCGCGATTAAAAAATATGCGGAAGATATAAGTGGTTGGAATCCAGTCACAAACACAGTTTACCTTGACATCGTGGACCCATTAAATGAACCAACAATACCACCACAAGCAGTATTTACTGTGGCCAACAAATCCACTTTCCCATTGTATGAATTAAAATTGTTTCAGCGGTCGAAAGAGATGGGAGTTTCTGCAACGTTTGCCCCATCGGCAGATTTTACAATTGGCGATCAGTTTGGGATTGTT